AGCGGGTATACACACGGCGGGTTTTTAACCGAAAAGGGGCCTGTCTTGCATCGAATCTGCAGATTGGAGGATCAAATGGCGCAGATCATTGACCATACGCACCCGGCATACAGGGCGAAATGGCAGTCACTCGGAGCGGGGAGATATACCGGCGCGTATTACTACAGCCGGGAGATCGTGAAGAACATCATCCCAAACGTTCAGACGGATCGTCCATGGGTCACGGTCAACCTGTACGGCCCGTGCTATGACAGATCAATCGTGTTCATCCATAACAACTTGAAGCCGTCGAATTACGATTGGCTGGCGCGGTTTAAGGATTTGATCCTCGTATGCGGGATCCCGGAGACGGTGCCAAAAGTCGAGCACCTCGGAACGGCGATATATCTGCCGCTGTCGATCGATGTGAATTACGTGAAGCGGTTCCGGACGGAGAAGACGCGGGAGGCGGCGTTTGCCGGAAGACCGTCGAAGCGCTCAGGGATTATGCTCCCGGCGGGTATCGACTACCTCGAAGGATTGAACCGGCCGGAGATGCTCCGGAGGATGGCGGAGTACCGGACGATCTACGCAGTCGGAAGGACAGCGATCGAGGCGAAGGCCCTTGGGTGCAGACTCAAGGCGTACGATCCGAGGTTCCCGAAGGTCAGCCGGTGGAAGGTGCTGGATAACCGGGATGCCGCGAAGATGCTGCAGGCAATGCTTAACGAGATCGACGGAGAAAAACAAACGGGAGAGTGAACATTGAGTGACGAGGGCGGAGTGGAAGGAAAAAATCGAAAACGCGTGCCGCGATGCCGGCACATACAGGACATACTTTGACAGTGTGATCGACACGCTCGCTGGGATCCTTGAGAAGCGCGATTCCGCGCAGACAGCGTTCACGAGATCCGGAGGGCAGCCGGTCGTCCTGCATACGAATCAGGGCGGGAACACGAACATCGTGAAGAACCCCGCGCTGGTCGTGGTAGATGACTTAAACAAAACCGCTCTGGCTTACTGGCGGGATCTCGGGCTCACGCCGGCAGGACTTAAGCGAATCAATGAAGAGGCTCTCAAGAAGCAAAAGGAGAGCGGATTCTCCGAGATCCTTAAGGGAATCGGCTTATGAAGGCGAAGGATTACCGAGAGATCGCTCTGGCATATGCGGATGAATGTATTGCAAACGCGGACGAGAACGGCGCGGACGTGGTCAACGCCTGCAAGAGGTTCAAGGCGGATCTTGAGCGGGATGACATCGAGCTGAGGATGAAGGATCCGAACACGGTCATCTCTATCATGGAGGGCTTTTTTGTTCACCAGCAGGGAGAAGACATGGAGGGTCACCCGCTTCGGGGCAAGCCATTGATCTTGCAGCCGTGGCAGGTGTTCACGGTCGTGAACCTCCTCGGCTGGTACTTTACCGGGACGGATGAGCGCCGCTATAAAGAAGCGTTTATCATGGTCGGCAGAAAGAACGGGAAGACCAGCTTCATCGCAGCGCTCTCGTTCGCTGTCGGGATTTTGCAGAGGAGGAGCGGATCCAAGATCTACATCGTGGCGAATGCCTTGAAGCAGGCACTGGAATCCTTCAACTTTCTCAAGTTCAACTTGGAGTACAAAGGGATCTCCAAAGAGTTCCGGGTACTCGATAACTCTTTCAACCACAGCATCGAGTACACCTTCCGGGATGAAGAAGGGAAGCCGGAGGGAGCTCTCCATATCATCGCGCTGGCATCAAATCCAGATAGCCAGGATTCGTTCAACTGCAACTTTGCAATCGCCGATGAGGTCGCTGCGTACAAGCGGACGAAGCAATACACTCTGTTCCGTGATGCGCAAAAGGCGTACCGGAACAAGCTCATGGTCGGGATCACGACCGCCGGTGATAACGCGAACAGCTTCGGATACCGGCGTATGGAGTACGCCTGTAAGGTCGCGGCGGGTGTCATAAAGGACGACGCATTGTTTTCGCTGGTCGCAAGAGCGGACCAGGACGAGCGCGGGAACGTTGATTACACGAATCCGGTGCAGCATAAAAAGGCTAATCTGTCGTATGGCGTCACGGTGTCTCCGGAGGAGCTGATGCGCAGCGCGAGGGAGGCGGAGAACGACCCGCAGCTTCGGAAAGATTTCCTAAGCCGATCGCTGAACATTTACACGGCAGCGCTCCGGTCGTATTTCGATATCGACGAGTTCAAAAAATCCGACCGCACCTATGACTGGACGATGGACCAGCTTGCGAAGATGCCGATCGAGTGGTTCGGTGGCGCGGATCTGTCGAAGATGCACGATCTCACGGCGGCGGCGCTCTTCGGACATTACGATGGCACGGACATCATCGTCACGCATGCGTTTTTCCCTCGCCCGGAGGCGATCCGAAAAGCGGATCGGGACGGGATCCCGGTATTCGACTGGCTGGATAATGGCTGGCTGACCATGTGCGATACGCCGACCGTGAATTATTCGGATATAGTTAACTGGTTTGTCCAGATGCGCAAGGCGGGGTTTAAGATCAAGATCGTTGGACAGGACCGAAAGCTCGCCGAGGAGTTCTTCCTCAGCATGAAAGCGGAGCGGTTCAAGATCGTGGATCAGCCGCAGTATTTCCATGTGAAATCAAGCGGATTCCGATACATCGAGAAAAGCGCAAAAGACGGGAATTTGTACTACTGTCACAATGGCGCATACGAGTATTGCGTGAGCAACGTCCACGGCATCGAGAAGGTGGACGATCTGATCCAGTACGAAAAGGCGACGGAGAACAGCAGGATCGACCTGTTCGATGCGTCGGTTTTTTCTGTGGTCCAGTATCTCAATAACATGAAGCGGCAATCGAAGGCCGCGAGCTGGTGGAGCTAATGAGCAAAAAAAGAACAAGGAAGAAGCAGGAGATCAGATCCGCGACTCCGAGGAACCTCGTCGGGTTTACGCTGCAGAATAACTGGGACGACGTTCTTTGCTCCGGGTATACGTCCTTGATGGACAACCCGGAGTTTTTTACGGCAGTCAGTCTGTACGCGAAGCTGATCTCCTCGATGACCATCTATCTGATGAGCAACGAAGAGAACGGTGACGTCAGGATCGTCAACGAACTGTCCCGGAAGCTGGACATTGATCCGACCGCGTACATGACGCGCAGGGTGTGGATGGAGACGATCGTTCTGAACCTGCTCGGATACGGATCCGGGAATAGCGTGGTCCGTGTCCATACGTCCAGAGGGATCCTCCGGGATCTCGAGCCGATACAGCCGTATCGCGTAACGTTCGTGCCGGACGGGTATCGATACCGGATCATGGTGGACGGCGAGAGTTATCGCCCGGACGATATACTTCACTTCGTCGATAACCCGGATCCGATGTATCCGTGGAAAGGTCGCGGGTTCCGGATCCAGTTGATCGATGTAGCGAATAACCTCCGGCAGGCACAGCGGACCAAAAGCGGATTCATGTCATCGAATTGGAAGCCTTCCGTCATCGTCAAGGTCGACGGATTGGTCGACGCTTTCTCGTCAAAGGAAGGCCGGAAGAAATTGCTCGAGGAGTATATCGAGACGAGCGAGGCCGGGGAACCGTGGATGATCCCGGCGGACCACTTCGACGTCCAGCAGGTCAAGCCGCTGAGTCTTAACGATCTCGCGATCTCTGACTCCGTGACCATAGACAAGCGGACGGTCGCGGCGGTCACCGGGGTGCCGGCGTTCTGTCTCGGTGTCGGGAATTACAACACGGACGAATGGAACAGCTTTATTCAGAACCGAGTGAGACCGATCGCGCAGGAGATCGAGCAGGAGCTGACGAAGAAGCTGATCCTGTCTCCGAAGTGGTATGTGAAATTCAACATCAACAGTCTGCTTGATTGGGACATCAAGACGATCGCTGACGTCTTCGGCGGTCTGTCTGATCGCGGGATCGTCTCCGGGAATGAGGTCAGAGATAAGCTCAACATGACGCCGCTCGACGGACTGGATGAGCTTAGGATCCTCGAGAATTTCATCCCGCAGGACATGATCGGATTGCAGAAGAAGCTGATACAGGGAGGCGAGTGATGGCGCTGATCTGTAACGATGTTGAGATGCGCGGGAGCAAGCCGGCGCAGATATGGTGTGTAAGGTCCGGACAGCCGTGCGCGTTTGTGCGATATTGCGCGGTGTCAAGAAAGTACTATCAGACAGACGCAGCGAAGGATTGCAGGCTGAGGGAGGTCAAGAAATGAGCAGGGAAACAATGAGGCAGACGCGGAGCATCGAATCCGCATTTACAACGAGGGAAGACGGCGAAGACCTTCGGATCGAGGGATACTTCGCCGTATTTAATAGCAACTACCAGATCAGCGAGACGATGTCCGAGAGCATCGCTCCGGGAGCGTTCGACGGGACGCTCTCCGGCGATGTCCGGGCACTGATCGACCATGAGACGAGGCTGGTGCTGGGCCGCAGTTCAGCGGGGACGCTGGACCTCCGGCAGGATGAGCGTGGACTGTGGGGAAGCATTCTGATCAATCCGAACGATCAGGACGCCATGAACCTGTACGCGCGCGTCAAGCGTGGGGATGTGAACCAGTGCAGTTTCGGCTTCGACATTCTGTCCGAGGAAACCGACTTCCGTTCGGACGGATCTGTGCACTGGACGATCACAAGAGTCAAACTGTATGAGGTATCCGTGTGCACCTTCCCGGCTTACGCGGAGACGTCCGTGCAGGCAAGACAGGACGAGTACAAAGCCCATGTGAAGCGCAGGGCGGAAGCGTTCCGCGCTGAACTGAGGGCAAGACTGAAAGGAGGTGCCGAGTAATGGCACTTAGGAAACTGATGCTCCGCAGGGACGTCGATCGCAAGGAGAAGGCGCTGGAGGAAATCCGCAAGGCACTCGAAGTGTTCGACACGCGTGAAGCGGAGCTCGAAAAGAGCATCGAAGAGGTCAACACGCAGGAAGAGCGTGACGCTGTCATGGTGGAGATCGAGAAGTTCGAATCCGAAAAGGCTGAGACTGAGGCTCAGCGCAGCACGCTCGAGGGCGAGATCCGCGAGCTGGAGACCGAAATCGAAGAACTCGAAAAGAAGGACGAAGCCGCGCCGAAGGATCCGGCGCCGGCAGAGAATGAGAGAAAGGAAGTTGTTGAAATGAGCACAAGAAACTTCAAGAAAATGAGCGAACAGGAGCGCACCGCGTTCTTCGCTCGCGATGACGTTAAGGCGTTCCTCCAGGAGACGAGAGACTGCATCAAGAACAAGAGAGCGCTCTCCAATGTCGGACTGGTGATCCCGGAGGTGTTCCTTGGCGTACTGCGTGAGAACATCGAGGAATATTCCAAGCTGTACAAACACGTTTATTTGAGAGCGATCAACGGCGAGGGCCGCATGGTCGTGATGGGCACGATTCCGGAAGCCGTCTGGACCGACTGCTGCGCGAACCTTAACGAACTCGATCTTGCGTTTAATGACGTCGAGGTCGGCTGCTGGAGAGTCGGCGGTTATTACGCGGTCTGCAACGCCAACCTCGAGGACAGCGACATCGATCTCGCTTCCGAGATCATTACCGCGCTGGGTGCCGGCGTAGGCCTTGCACTCGACAAGGCGATCCTGTACGGTACCGGGACCAGAATGCCGCTCGGCGTCGTGACCAGACTTGCGCAGACTGCGAGACCGGCAGATTATCCGGCGACGGCGAGAACGTGGGCAGACCTGCACACCTCCAACATCAAGAGCATCGCCGCAAGCGTAAAGGGCGTCGATCTGTTCCGTCAGATCCTCGTCGATTCCGCTGCCGCGAAGGGCAAGTACAGCCGTGGCGAGAAGGTCTGGATCATGAACGAGGCGACCTATTCCGCAGTCGTCGCTGCGGGCATGGCGGTTGACGCGAACGGCGCGATCGTTGCGGGCGTCAATGGCCAGATGCCGGTCATCGGCGGAGTTATCGAGGTTCTGTCCTTCATCCCGGACAACGTCATCATCGGCGGCTACTTCGATCTGTACCTCCTCGCGGAAAGAGCGGGATCCATGTTCGCGCAGAGCGAGCATGTGAGATTCCTGCAGGATCAGACCGTGTTCAAGGGCACCGCGAGATACGACGGTCAGCCGGTCATCGCCGAGGCGTTTGTCGCGATCGGCATCAATGGCGTGACTCCGACCGCGGCGATGACGTTCGCGCCGGACACCGCTAACACAGAAGAGTCTGAGTAGTATTGAGCTGGAAGGGAGGCCCTTGCCATGAGCTGGGATGAAATGCTCGCGCAGATGAAGATCGATCTCGGGATCGTATCGACAGCATATGATACGAGGTTTAACACGTTTTTGAGTTCGGCGTATTCCGCCATTACGATGGAGGGGATCGTGCTCGACACGTCCGTTCCGGAGCACGCCGACCTTGTGGTATCCTATGCGGCGTGGCTCTGGCGCAAGCGAGACACAGGAGAGGGTCTCCCGAGGTGGCTGCGCTGGAGGATGAACAACCTGTTGTTCTCGCAGAAAACCGGAGGAGGCGCTGACAGTGAATGACGTGATCAAGCTACAGGCAACGACATACACGACAGATGCCTACGGAAACGAGATCCCGGAGACGGTAAGCAGGCAGGTGTTCTGCGACGTGCAATCCGTTACCCGGTCCGAGTGGTATGACGCGAGCCAGCAGGGGCTCCGGTTGTCTTGTGTTTTCCGTATATCGCACTATGTTGACTACCGTGGAGAGCCGACGGTCCTGTATACGGACTGGACCGGCCAAGAGTGTGAGTATACTGTGGTGCGGACTTACAGGAGCGGCGACGCGATCGAGCTGACCTGTGCTGAGAGGGTGTGATCAGCATGGCAAAGATGTCAGTCAGCGATCAGCTGGACAAGATCCTGCTCGAATACAGTGACAATTTGAACCGCGCCGCTGCGGAGATCACAGCCAAGACGGCGCGACTTGTTGCTGCGGAGCTCAGGACGACCTCGCCAAAAGACCGGCCGAAGTATTACGCAGGCTGGACGACAAAGCGCGAGACCGGGTTCGGCGGATCCGTCCGGGTGACGGTTTACAACAGCACGCACCCGGGACTCACGCACCTGCTTGAAAAAGGGCACGGGAACGCGAAGGCGAAGCCGCACATCAAGCCGGCGGAGCAGAAGTATAACGACGAGTATATCCGAGCGATGGAGGAGGCGGCGAGAAATGCAGGCAGATAGACTGGTGACAGTGTTGTCACAGATGAGAATCCCGGTTGTTTACGGGCGGAC